TCCAGTAACACCTGATGCACCAGCACCGTATCCATCGTCCCATCCTCCAAGCTGCCCATCGCCACCTAGGCCCTCGTTAAGGCTGGCAACCGAGTTGGAATAAACCATAGTTTGCGCTTGTTCTTGCGATCTCGCATCCTCATTTTCTGATTTCCATGAAGCATCTGCTGCATCTTTATCTGCTTGTAGTGAAAGAGCGTTCAGGTCAATCGGTGCATTGTATTCTGCATCCCTCCTCTTTTTTTCTTCATCGTCTATTTCAAATGGTGTTCTGCTTACCATTTTAGTAGTATTTTTACTGAACGGACTAGTAACTGCATTAAATGCCCTCTTAGGTGCGTCACGAACAAAATCGCCAGCGACCCCTATAGATGTTGTAGGCAAATTTGGATACCCATCTTTAGGGTTACCCCTCATATTTGTAATTTCATTAGCTTTTCCTTCAGCGTCAGCACCTGCAAGTGCCGTGAGGCCAGCCGCTACAAAAGACACTGGAGTGATTGTTTGAGCAGCATTATATCTACTATTTGATATATCTTCTTGTTGAGCTTGGTAGACACTCATACCTTCTTCTATAGCAGAGGGTGTTCTCTCTTTAGTGTATCCAATATCATCCTCACCATACAGATCCATTCCTGTCATCTGCCCATCAGCATCTTTACCAGGAGCAAAAGAAGCCTGTGCGTCTGTTAGGCCACTTGAATCTTCAAAGTTAAAGTCTGATTCCCCCAGCCCTTCACTAATTTGCTGTTGAATTTTACGTTTGAGCATAGCTGGGGTATTTGATGAAGGCGCTACAACTTCAGATATAGCTTCAGGTGTTGCAGGTGTTGCAGGTGTTGCAGAAGTATCTTCTTCAGGGGCTGCACCCCTAACAAAGCCATCAGGTATCGTAAAGATAGGCTTGCCATCAATGAATGTAATAAGGATAGATCTACCTGTTTCAGGATTGTTGAATGGAAGAACTTGAGTCCTGTTTGTGAATCCTTGTACTTGTCCCCCTTCAGCAAAGTTATTACCTAAAGGAGCCTCACCCCCCATACGTCCCCCCGCTTCCATCTCCTCTAATTTCTTATTAGCGGATTGCACCATACCTTCAAGTTTACCTACGCCAAAGAACCTGACAGCATTGGCTGGAAAGATGAACTCCCCTTCTGATACATTGATAGGGATATCGTCACGTACTTCTTGGGGGAGTGCTCCAGGTGGTACTTCATTGCCACTGATAGGATCTATCATACCCCCTTCTGCATAGTTAGTTTTTTTATTATTTTGTATCATATTAACCATGCCCTTTAGCTTGTCTGCGTATTGCATCTGCTCATCTGTAGGTCTACCAGCTGATGGGTCATTTGAGTATATTCTAGCTGCAATAGTCTGACGCATGGCATCGTCATTACCCTCATATGATGTGCCTCTAAATTGCTCTACCTGCTCAGGGGTTAGTGCAAAGGTAGGTTTATCTTTACTCATACGCATAGCTATTCTCGATAACTCATTACTATAAACAGCGCCCTGCTCTTCCTTTGAGTTTTTAGAATAGGGATTTAATATTACCTTATTATCTTCAGCTGCCATACCAGCTACGTTTGGGTTATCTTTAAAGTAATCATCTTCCCCTTGGAAAAGTTTTTCACGTAGATACTCAGTACCCTCTGAAGCAGCTACTAACCCACCTTCTGCGTAGTTACTTGGATCAGTATCCTCTGACCTAGCCTTAGCAGCAGATACGGCATCTTCTATATTAGTCCATGTTGAATTGCCTTGTGCATCAGACAACGCTTCTGTTTGGCCCATTAGGTATGCTTTTTCAGCTTCCTCATTGGATACCTGCATACCCCCCACTACAGATGGAATATTGATGAATCTATCCGCACCTGCTCTAACCGTAATTGAGTTCTCGTGGGCCATCTATTTGTCTCCTGCTAAAACTTCTTCTCTTATGTTGAGCATACGCTTTAACTCCCTTGCTCCACCTTGTGATCTACGCATCTCAACATCACTTTCAGCATCTTGTAGTATCTTATTTACTTCATCTATGCGGAGATTAATGTAGGCATTCACCGCATCAAGTAGGGGTTTGTTCGTTACCAGCGGCTTGAGGGGCTGGGATATTTCCTTGGGCAGGGGCATTTACTGGGTTTCCTGAGAACTGGTCCATACCTGGAACTGGAACTGCACTTGCACCGATGGTCCCACCTCCAGAACCTGTCATGTCTGATGGGTCAGCACCTGCTGGAGCAGCGGGTGCAGGGGGTTGTGGGTTATTCTGAGCTTGTAACGCCATGATACGTGCTGTTTCTTCTGGCGAGTTTGTTACCTTATCAGCATCTAATTGCATAGACTTCGCAATCTCTTGCAGTAGGTATGGGAATTTAACGTATGGTGTTAACGCTTCTGAACTTCCTACTTGCAGGAACGATGTCAGTCGTTGACTACGAACTTCGTTTGCCATTAACGCATCTGTACCCCGTGCCTTAACTTCTAAGTCACCTTGTATCGATTCATCAAAGTCAAACTGCATATTAAACGAGAAGTACCCTTCCCCTAGAGGCCTCAGTAAGTAGTCATCGTAGTTCTTTACGACACTCTTTATTGATCCAGCAGCGGCATTCATCAGCATGGAGATGCCAGCTGCTGTCCGACCTATTCCCTGTACGCCTGTTTGACCATGAGAAAAGGATGGTAAGCCTGTGCTTTCATCCGCAAGTTGCCTTGCCTTATCGAACATCTGCATATTCTCATTGCTGATGTTTGGATACTTAGTGCCAAAGATGGCTTGTCCTGGTGCTCCACCTTGTCTACGAAATACTTTACCAGGATATACATCTGTGTCTTGGCCTGGAACTAAGTTAGTCTCATCAATCTCAATGATTAAGTTGCCAGACAGAACAGCGTTATCTACCGCCATTCGCATAAATCCATTCATTAATGTTTGGGTATCATCCATGTTCTCAGCTACACCAATACCGAATATGGAATAAGGGTTGAGTTCATAAGGGATGATATAGAATGGAATACGTTGTGGCTTAAATGGGTTGAGCACAAACCTGAGTATATGGTTCTGACATACCCATACATTTACTTGCAACTCATCCGTATCTTTAAACTGCTCAGGTATATCTATACCCTCATCTTCAGCAGTCTCTTTGTCTATAAAGCCCCAGTATTCTAGGACTTCAAAACGATTAACTTCTGAGGTGTCACCGTAGTCTTTTAGATCATCTTCCCAATACTTTTTCTGGTACTCTTCACCGTTGAGAATTACTTGCTCAATAACATCCTTACGAAAGTGTGGACGTTTTTTCAAAGCACGTAGCTTGTTGCGTGACATCCTGCGTCTACGGATAAAGTAGGTTAGCTCCTCTGCATTACGTGCATCAGGATCAGGATAGCTATCCCAAAAGGACACGTTCTCACTCTTAGGCATCGTCTTAAACACAGGTGTGTATTCCCCTGCTGCATCCCAATTAGGATACTCTTTAGACTCTGCGAATGGACCCTGCATAACGCCTGTGCCGAGCAAGACGCTTTCAAATACAGTCGCACGTAGATGCTTAGATGCTGAGCCTTCTTCAAGCTGATCGTGTATCTTTTTCTCCATCTTCTTTGCAGCAATAGATGCAGGGTGCAAAGTTTGTGAGGTAGGCGTTTTACCCTCACCTTCTTTAATTCCCATCAGATCTTTAAGCTTATTTGTTAGAGGGCCTAAACGATCTTTAATGTTGTGTATCGATGCACCTGCCTGCATCTCTTTACCATCACCTGCATAGCCAAATGGAGAAGCTTCATCTTCATCCTTTACTCCCTCTGGTGCGCCAGGATCAAAGTGGACAGACTCTGCAACATTCTCTGGTAAAGTAGTTGGTTCAATTGAAAGAGGAAACTTCTGGTTAGAGAATAATACGTCAGTGATCTGTTGGTATGCAGCTAGTACTTTAGTCTTTGTGACCTTTATGAACACACGGCTGCGCTCCGTATCTGTAAACATAACATCAGGACCATAGATGCCACGGTAATTTCGGTACGCTTGTAACGCTCTTTGCTCATCGTAAAGCTTACCATCTTCTGCCCGCCGCATTGCTGAATCAACATGTGACAGGACACCATCCAATGGTGCGTCATCCCCTAATGCATCGTCTGTATCCTCTAAGGCAATTGCTTCAGCATTCTCGATTAAGTCATCCTCTATTAATTGGGCCATTTAGTATCCAAACTTTGCGTCAGACATAGGAGCACCACGTTTCTCAAGACTTGGATTGAATGAGAAAAGATCGCCTCTTGGTCTACTCATGATGCCATAGCGTAAGGCATCGTATATGTGGTCTTCACTTTTAGTATCGATATCTTCTGGGTTCTTTTTATCCAAAGGGATAATAGGAAGTTGGGCTATCGAGTGTACGCATGTATTAAAGAAAACAATGTCAGCTTCCTCTGTGAACTCATCCATGCGGAGTCTTCTATGCAGTTCATTTTTGCCTGCTATCCGACTACCCTTGCTACGATCTGAGGGCCTCCATCGACACCCCCTGCTTACCATCTGTTCAGCAAGTGAGGGGCCAGTGTCTCCACGTTTGTGCCACAAAGAACTATCAAGTACGCCATAGTAGATCTGCCCATCTTCACTTTCTAAATCAAGAATCATATCAGCCAAATCTACAGCCAACACCTTAGATACATACAGTTCTCTATAGACAACCAGTTGACCAGCTGGAGTAACAGCAAACCAAAGAACAGCTGAAAAACTTCCGTATCCATAATCACATGCTCTAAACTTTACCCAGTTATGTGGGATATCAAATGGGTTAACTACATGGATATCTCTGTTCCACTCAGTGAACGCAGCCCCTTCTGCGATATCCCAACTACCTTCTAGTAGCTGCCTACGTTGTACTTCAGGCATCGATAGTAGGTTAGCTTCATACTCGCCATCTGCTGTTAAGTATGGGTTATCGAATAAAGATGCAGGGATAAACCTGCGCTTAAACAAACCCTCACCTCGCCTACTGTGGCTGCTGGGGTACTCTAGTCTATTACCTGTCTCGATATCTGTAGCCCAAAAAGGAGTATTGGATGGGGATGGGTCTATAAACATCTTTTTTACCCACCCATGACCTGGGCCACCTGGGTTTGTAGTTGCCCTCATACACAGTGGTAACTCAGGACTTGTAGTACGTAACCGTGATCGCATGTAGTTCCAAGGATATGGAGTCGGGTATTGTGTTAGCTCATCGAACCCAACCCAATTAAAAGCTTGTCCTTGGTAACGCTTAACATCTTCATCTCTATCTAAGTAGGTCATCCAGAGCGTAGCTCCAGAGGGGAATGTCCATAAGGACTTTCGCTCAGACCACTTTGAACCAGGGTATACCAATGGGTATAAGTCCTGAGATACAGAAACGATCTCTCTTAATTCATCTGTTGATCTACGTAGTAGTAGACCGTTGAAAGCTTTAACCCCACAGTACCGTAGGGGGTCTGTAACCATTGCGTAGGTTTTACCCCCACCAGCTGAACCCCCATATAATACCTCACGTTCTGATGCAGACAGGAAGTCAGTCTGTGGACCATCGTTAGGCTTAAAGATTATATCTGAACGAGACTCAGCGGGTACGCTATCAATGAGTACAGACACTTCCTCATGAGTCGCTTCAATAATCTTAGGTTCTGGTTTCGGCTCTCGCTTCGCTCTTGGGCGATTGTTCTTTGTTCCCAAGTGTTTTGTTGATTTTTTCTTGGGCATTGATGATTGCTCTAAGGTGAGCTTCATCTTTTGCGAGAGTTTTCTTTTTGCGCTTTCTCTTTCGCTCAACTTTTAATCTCTTATCTAATCCAGAATGACTAATGCTCCTGCCAGTAATCTCCGACAACCAATGAGCAACTTGCCTTATGCTGTACTGTTTATGTCTTATAAATTTAGCCGCTTCTTCAAGAGCAACCAATTCATCAACCAGTGGTAATAGGATATACGGATCTTCAGGAGAAACCTCGTAACCAAAGGGTATCGTCCTTGATCTCTTCGGTATCGGAACGTATTCACCGTTTGTATTAATGGGACCAACAGGAAGATCCCACACTTTCGCAGTACCTTTCCTAACTGGTGCTTCACTCATCGTCCTCAATTTCTTCTTTCTTTGGAGGTAGTATCATAACTCCATTAGCTGATTGAACCTGTAAGCCTTCAGTCTTAATTACACCAATACGATCCAACACTTGTTGTGCAGCCATCATCAGTTCTTTGTTACCCAGGCGTGTAGGGTCTGTCATAACTCCTACCAATTTCGTTGCAGCCTGTGGGGCTTTGGAAGCGAGGTATTCTTTTGTCTTCTCCAAGATCTCAGACTTAAGGCTACGGGTAACAGTAGAAGAAGGAATATTATCAGAGTAACCAGCTTCACGCATCGCCCACTTGATATCGCCATCACATGAATCAAAAAGAACATTAAGGAACCGTTGCTGCTGTTCTGTTAATTGTCTAGCCGTATTCACTTGTGAGACTTGTTGGGGGATCTATCACCCCACCACCAGCTAAGTGCCATACTTGTCATGAACAGGATCTGATTAATTACATTAACCTTCAGCCCCTCATCATGTACGTTAATAAATACCATTACAGTGAGAGCTAAGAGCATGACTGTAAGGAATGGCCTTACCAATCTGAGAATATTAACTACCCATTTGCTGGGCTTACCGTACCCAGTGTCATGACCATATGATGCTGAACGCATTGAAGCAGCAGTTTCCGTAGATGCTATACGCTCCTCGATCTCTAATTCTTGGTTACGTGCTTGTAGATTTAAACCTTGCATCTTTAACTCGTGGTCAAACTCAAGTGACATGCTCTTACGCTTTTGAGAAGCTTCAAAGATGCCAGCGACACGCCCTAGCAGACTACCAAATATTCCAGTTGCCCCACCCGATACAATACCCATCAGTACGTCAAACATTATTAAACCTTTAACCTCTCAGGCTTCTCTTCAAAATTGACATCGAAACACAATGCAGACCAATCGTGGATAGCCCCCTGTGTCTTTAACTTATCATATTTCATTTCAATTATTGCTTTTGAAGGACATGTAGAAACGACCTTTGTGATGAAGTCTACTTTACCATCATGGAGCAATAACATGATTATCATTATGGTTTTAACCATTAGCGATTACGTAACAAAACATCTATGACTGACAAGATAACTTTAAGCATTTTGAATCTCCCAACAGAATATAGGAGTTGCAGATCCTACGTATGAACCTAGGACATTGAACTCAAAGTACTCAGCGGCTTCATCTGGCTCCATGCTATTGCTATCAATTAGGATATCTATGCACTTATGTGCGCTATAGACTAAGACATCATTTTCCCCACATCGACTCCCTAAGCCCATGATAGCATCGTCAAAGCCATCAGCTTTTAGGTGGCCTTCAAATTCAGTCATATCTATGTTAGTCATGTGTACGTTCTCACCATTCAGCCTTATTAGATCTATCATCACAATGGACAAAAGAATTATAGTTCACACCGATACCCTTGAATTGCACACGTCGAGCAGCACTAATTAGATCAGCCTTATCTACAGTACGTAAGCTGATATCGAATGCCTTGGTTGGGGAGTTTTCAGTAGATCGATGGAAACTCAATGGAGCACCCCCTACTAGCGAGTTATGCCTAGGACACCTAGCACAACTGTTTATTTGAAATGGTAAGCCTACCATGTTACGCAATGCTTCAAGTTTTTCTAATGCCCTTGGTGCTATGTACGCTGAACCACACCCACACTTACATGCTAACTCACTCCATAAGAAATGAGGTGTAGCATTATCTGTGGGCATGACCTGCCCATGTAAGGTGTTGATCAAAGGTTAGCCCTTATAAATAATACAAGCCTGGAATACTTGTTTTACAGGTGGCCCAACTGTTCTACCTATTGGAAATATTTCTGATATGTAGAGGGGGTTGTCTGTGCTATCTAATGACTCAAGCTTTACTTCAATAGCTGCTGCTACAACAGCTAGTGTACCCTCTACGCTTACCCAATCTACAACTGTATAATCTGCCATGTTTTAACCCCTATCCCCAAAATTATCATTCTTAAATCGCCTTGCTTGCGCTACACTCTTTTGCTTAGACTTAGAAGGGGGACGCTTCCTAGCAGTCTTGGTGGGCTGACGGTTCATGTACTCACGTAATGATTCACCATCTTTTAGATCAGACTTAAATACAGCCGCCATCTTCACACCATCCTTATAGTAATATAAAGATCCAGCTTTCTTAGCTGCTGCGATAGATGTTGGTTTAGAGTCTGATGTGGTAGTGGATACCTTCTTAGCTGGCTTAGGCTTAGTGGCTGTTGGGGTATCCTTTTTGGGTATGGTAGCTAATGCACGTTTAGTAACAGCTGCCTTCTTAGCCTTTGGAGTAGCTGCTGTTTCCTTTGCATTACGAGCAGCAATAGCAGCTTTACGCTTAGCCATAGCAGCGGTACGCTTCTTAGCGGCATCAGCTTTCTTATTACGAGATGCAGTAGCATCTGCACTCTTCTTGATACTGCTGAACTCGCCACCCTCAGTGGAAGCTGTCATGGACTTACGAGCAATGGCTCTTTCCTTAGTTCTTTTGTTAAGTGCTTTAGCCTTAGCTATACGCGCACGTACCTCTTCCTTTGTAGCCATTACTTGGTATTCCCTTTATTAACTTTCTGATTATGAACCTTCTGAATTTCAAAAGATGCCTTCTTAACAGCACCAGCGTGGGGTTTGTATTCCCCCTTCATGAGCTTGTAGCTATTACCTGACTTCATCCAGTGGAACCCACTAGGAGCAGATACAGTTTTATTAGCCATGCTATGCCTTCTTACTTGTTGCTGATTTATTTCTAAACTTAGCTGTTTTCTTAGCTACAGCCTTTGGCTGCTTCACGAACTGCTTCCCGGCAGCAGTCCCCTGGCGCTTTGCTTTTGTGGTTGCTGCATACTCCTTGGGGGACAATGCTTCTATTGCCTTCTTTGGAAGGTATCGCTCTCCAGTTTTGCTTGAGGGTTTCCCAGATTTTGTTTGCCACTTTTCTTTTGTCCACTTAGATAACTTATTCTCAGGCTTCTTATTTCCTGTGTAGCTACCACCATCATCTTTGTAATACTTAGTAGCGAGTTGCATAGCCCTTGCGGAATGCTTACCACCCATCTTAGCTTTAGCTTTTGCTTTAGCTCTTGCCCATTTAGCTGGGTCTTTCTTAGTTGCTACATTATCTGAGGATACTTTTGCCATAGTTATACCATGTTAGTACACATTTTGTCAATAGTAACTAATCACCTACACTTGATCTTGTTACAACTCAAAGCAAGTTAAAGTAGTTACAGGGTAAGGGGGGTAAACTTCTATATAATATGTTTATTATATGTTTGTTTATAACAGTATTAAGAGGGAGGGCTTAAAGCTGGTATGTTTAAACTTATAATATTCTTTATATGTTTTAGTTATATTATATATAAAGATAATACTCTTTGAAGGTTATGTTTTTACATAGGATATATTATTATATACCCCCCTTAGTTGCAAGTTATCCCATTTCCTGTACCTTTAGTCAAGCTGAAAGACTCACTCTGTATAAATTAAATTATACAGCAACTCTGTAGCCCGCAGATAATCGATTAAGTGTGACATTTATGCAACACTCTCTATGTACGATTTCCCATTGACACGATTTGAGGCCCTACTCCACACATTGGCTAGGTTCTGCCATTGCTACTATAACTATTATAATAGAATATGTACATGTTATGGTAGTATCTGCTATCCAGGGGGGCATAGGTTCTCTATAGTACCGTCCTGGTGTACGATCTGTAATATGATGTGTGGTAGGCTCTGTGTATGGTGATGTGGTATACAGTTGAAATACCTGATTTTGTGCACACTTCATATATATATACGTATAGGCCCCCCCTGGCCCCTGCGTACCCCCGCATTAGCCGCATGAGGGGGGTATATGATCGCTGTGAGGCGTGGTGACCCGCATTCGCTCACCTTATCCCCCCACAATCGCAGTAAACCAAGGGTTTTATAGGTCAAACCAGCTGATTGATAGTCAGCTTCCCCCTGTTTTGCGATTAAATTGTGTGATTTCTGAGCCGCCACCGTCGCTTTAAGGGTCAAGTACAACCATATCCCCCCTACCCTATGGGTAAATCATACTCTCAAAACCTACCCCATATCCTACCTTTATATCCTAGATATAAGCTGGAACAATCCCTAATCCCTACTGTCATAATAGAAGATTGACGCGCATCTTTCTTATGAATGAAAATAATGGCTGACTTCTTACGAAGCCATTATTATTCTTTCACATCAACCAATCGGAGCAAAATCAAATGGCCCTAACCCAGAATTGGCAGCACCTTGAAGCCGTAGGATTTGATGTCGCTGTTAGCCCAAAGGCAAGCCGTGGCAAGCTTAAAGTTTATGGCAAAAAGATTAATCAGCACCGTGACGACCTAGCGGGATGCAAAGCATCAGAGGGTCAACTCGTATTCCATAAGGACGCTGTGTTCTTGTTGGAACAACAACTTATCAATGAAGGATCGATCATCATGGCACAACGTATCTTAAGAGCACGTCCTTTCGTAGAAAATAACACAGTGGCTGTCATTGCTATGCAATCATTGGCTGAACTCAACAAATGGAAGTCACGCTTTGTAAACAAAGATGTGATCGCCAAACTTGATGCGGCTATAGAGTTTCGTACTAATGAGATCGAAGCCAAGGCATCCCCTGATGAACCAGTTGAATCAGCCAAGCCTGTGAAACGTAAGCAAACCGTAGGTCAAGCCAAAGGCTTAGTGAAGGCCAACGAAACCAAGTTAGCTAAGGCTAAGGCAAAGGGTAAAAGCACAACCATGATATCCAAGGCACTCAAATCAGCTAAGAAAAGAGTATCTGACATGGTAGCACAAACATGCTCACCCTGTGTAGATACAACGGCTAAACCAGAGCCTAAACCAGAGGTTACATTTACTCTCGAAGCATTAAAGAATGCTATGATAGCATTTGGTGCAACCCCTGAGCAAATGTCTAAGCTTCTTAATGATGCACAACAACCAGCATAACGTGGTGAGTTAATACACTTGACAATTACATATGCTGTGTGCTTAATGCTGGTGTTAATAGCATTAGGTACACAGTTAACAGCTAACACAAGGGAGCTATCACATGACTATGTTAATACATTACACATCAAAGAAAGAACTCAAAGAACAGGTTGGCAAGCCATTGGCTTATACTGAAACATCAATGTTTGGTAATGAATACCAACCTACTGGTACATTTTGTGGAGCACGTAGGCCACACATCGAAGGGGGTGGGCGTGAGTTCTTTGCTACGATCACAATGAAGGATGGGGTAATTGCTCACATAGAGTGAGTAAGTACACCTGACAAAACCTAATACAGAGGACATGTAACATGACACATGAAGACATGCAGCATATGAAACAAACCGTCACTATAGCATTTGATAAAGCTATTGAAACAAATCGCCTATCAAAAGATGAGAGCGCAGATAATTACGTAGGGAACTTTATGTATATGGGGACTGATGCAGGACGTGACCTATTTAAAGACAGCATGACAAGGGAGTACTTGAAATGAAAATACTTATACAAAGAGAGCAATTCGAAGGTATTGCTGGCCTGTTATACTATGAAGGTTTGTGTAATGACCTTGGCATTGATCCAGTAGATGATGCAACGTCGGAGTCATATGGTGAGCTTCCAGATACCCTAGCACTAACTGTTGCAAGTGCTAAGGGGATAGACGATGGGGGGTATACGAAATGACAACAACCTATAAGCCGATGTTTACCTTTGGTGACTACGAAACCCAAACCAATGGACTAGTCTTTGCTACAAGGAATGAAGCATATGCTAATGCAAATGATAAGTTCAGAGTATGGACTATGCCCACCGGGTTTGATGTAGTCGAGAGTACCGACCCAGTAAACTATGTATATGATTTCAACACCAATTCAACACAACCATTAAGGACATAGTGAAATGAAACTATTAACAAAGAGTATTGAACGTAAGCTTAAAGCTAACTCAGTTAGTGAAGTAACAGACCTGCCCCCTGTAGTAAAATTCTTTGGGGGTGGGGGTTGCACTTGGTTAATATCTGAGATGCACCCTGACACCAACAGGATGTATGGGCTGTGTGACCTAGGTCATGGGTCTGCTGAGCTAGGGTATGTGATGCTTGAAGACCTTGAAGGTTTAACATTTCAGTTTGGCCTTAAAGTAGAGAGAGACTTATGGTTTAAGGCGGATAAAACACTCAATGAATATGCTGATGAGGCACGTATTGCTGGCAGGATTGCCGCTTAATAGGGAGAATGATGATGAGTGATGAAGTAAAGATGTATGGCATGACATCCCTTGACCTAGAACGAATGGTCAAGGGGAGTATCTACTACAAGATGGGAAGCTTAGGTATGTTGGCAATGTCTATGATGTCAGATGCACAAGGGGCTATGACACAGGGTGATAGTGAAGAAGCTAGGCAGTTCTTAAACAGAGCTAAGTGGGTGCTGTCTAGGTACGATATACATGTCAGGCCAACATCTGACATCAACTATGATAAGGTGATAAGCACATGATGAATTTAGGTAATTGGATAGGTGGTGCTCTATTGTGTTTTGGATTGTTAAGCATATGCATGGTGACTTAGTACACCTGACAATTTACTTAGTAGTTGGTTCACTATATTGCTGGCTCTATATAAAATAAAGTGTGAGTTCTTACGAACACTTTATTGTTATAGTAGATAGCTTGGGAGATTTTAAATGGATTTGATTGAAGCAAAACAAATAGCATTGTCGTATGGTATCAACATTACAGCCAAGCCATACCTAATCAGTAAACCTACCGCCAATAAGAAGGTTGAAAAGAACATGAAGCTGGGTGTGCTAACGTCACCCCTTCACTTAGCCCCTGCTGATATGTCAGGTTACAACACCTGCTCATCAAGTACTGAGGGATGCCGTGAAGTTTGTATTCATAAGCAAGGCAACCCAGCATACATGCAACAGAAAGAGAAGAGCCGTATAGCTAAGACTAAGCTATACTTTGAGAAGCGTGATGCCTTCTTAACCCTGCTTGTAGATGATATGTCATGGCTAAAACGTAAGGCAGAACGTATGGCATTGAAGCCAGCTATCCGAATGAATGCTACCAGTGATGTGCCTTGGGAACGTATCAAACATAGTGGGACATCGATCACTGACATAGCACACCAACAGGGTATCACGGTATACGACTATACTAAGGTACTTAAACGTGCATTGTCTCAGCCATACCACATCACCTTCTCACGTACTGAGGACAACGATGCTGATTGTGTGAAGGTATTAAATGCCAAGCGTAATGTAGCAGTAGTGTTTCATGTCACTAAGAAAGTACCCCTGCCTACTACATGGAAAGGTTATAGGGTTGTGTCAGGTGATGATACAGATTGGCGTCCATCAGATGAGATAGGTGTCGTTGTTGGCCTTATGGCTAAGGGTACTGGTAGGCAGGACATGTCAGGTTTTGTAATTAGATAGTGAATACATACTAATGACTAACAGTTTAAGGGAGATGATTGATGAAGGTACTGATAGGGTGTGAGACAAGTGGCACAGTACGTAACGCATTTCTTA